AGACATATGATGTCTGGGGGAGAGTCACCTAGGGCAACTGTGCGGTAAAGGTTTCTACCGTAGGGAGTGATATAATCGTCACCGTCGACTTGGACCATATACTCGTTGTCGCTTTCTAGGAACTTATCGAGTAGAGAGTTTTTACCTGTCGATGGTGTGCCGTCTGATTCTGTGATATAGTGTTCTATACTATTGGACACACAAAAACGCGTGGCGATTTCAGCATACTCTTCATTTAGAGTATTGATAATAACCACGGTCTCATTAGGCTTCAGAGCAGTAAAATGACGTTCTAGTGTCTTTATGTTACCACTAGTTAATACGTAGTATTTGAAAGACATTATCTATCCGTGATAGATTCCTGCTTCCTTTAGTTTTGCAATCAGAACTTCTTTCTTACGTCTACGGTCTAATCTGACACCGTTCTCTCGACCTAATGCATCCAACTCTTTCTTTGACATATCTTCTATCATACGAGAAGATGTGCGAGGGTCACCGCAGACCACCCTATCTGGGCGGTCTTGGCGAAAGAGATTTAGAATGTAATGAAATATATCCGAAAACATAATATATCCTGTTTCATTTATTTTGGAGACTTGTCTCCGTTTTTCAGATTGTCAGCGCCACCACGAGCAGGAGACTGTTTCATATCCTTACCGCCCGCCTTAAAAGTAACATCGTGACTTTCTTCTTCAGCGTCTTCAATCTTTTTATCAGATTTCTTATGCATTGCAATGACTTTCTTGTCATGTTCAGATGAATGATCATCATGTTTCTCACCGGAAGCTGCACCCTTCTTAGGGTCTACTGCTTCAACGATGTCTGACCACATCTTCTCAAATGCAGAACGTGTGTCTACACTTTCAATCTTAGAAATCTCTGCCTTCTTATCAGCAGTCTTAGGATTCTTTTTAATCTCTGAATCTCCGTCTGCCTCTGGTTCTTCCCCATCATCATCTTTCTTAGGTGGGAAAGGCTTCTTCTTCTTGTCCTTTGGTTCTTCGTCGGACTCTTCTTCGTCTTTCTCTTCCTTAACAGCAGGTTTCTTACCACCATCGATAGCGTCATCTGTAGCTTTACGCTTCTTGTGTAAGAACTCATCCGAAGAATCAACATCACCATCATTATCGATGTCTTTGTCTTTACGATTCTTGAACTTCTTGTCGTTCTCTGCGTCGTTTACTGGATCTAAAGCTTCTTCGACTTCATTCTCGCAGTAGTCGCAACCTTTGTTATCGCACTTAGGACAGTCTTCGCCTTCTTTGACTTTCTTGTACCCACATGCTTCTTCAAGGTCCGCTTCTTCGAACATCTTTCCTACTTCTTTAGCACCGATTGTTTTAAAATCACCGAACTCGTTAGTTATCTTGAAGGACAACTTACCTTTATCCTTGCTCATTACGATGGAGTAGGTCTTACCATCTTTTCCGCGATAACCTTTCTTATCACGAATTTTCGCTTCGGAGACCATTCCCAAATACGCCTCCATAATTTTATTGATATCTGACATCATAGTCTCCGTTAAATATTACGCGTCAAAGAATACTTTGACAACTAAACCAGCAAAGATAGTAGCAGTTAGAGTAATGATGTATTGCATTACCTTTACGGTTTTACCTTGCTCTTGAACAACATCATCAATATCGTCCATACGCATGGAGAATCGATTCATTCTTTCGAAGTGTTGTGAATTTGCTTTTTCTATATTGATGAGTTTTTCTTCTGCCCTGGCCAAATCGATCATTGCGTCGGAAAGTTTATCAATCTTATCCTCGATTCTAGCGAGGCGTTGTTCTTCACGTTGCACATGATCTGTAAGTATTTGTTTATTATCTGGCATTTTCGAGTAGCCCATAAATGTTTATAATATAAGTCGTATTTGATATAATTAATATAAGTTGATATAATTATTCTGTGTTGACTTATTAATTGAGTTTACGTGGTGTATTTATAAGTTTTAATTACCACGCCCTACATGACCAATAACGTGCTTTCCATTTAGGGCCGGGATTTGCACAATTGTGTCTCGCCCTAAAACTTTTACGACGAGCAGGATTGTCTTTCTTGATTTCCATATTCGGGTCACCGAATGAAACCTTGACAACATTACCTGACTCGTTCTTAGTATATACGTAGAACTTCTTAGACCCACCTCGTACAGGTTTGTTCAAGGTAACCTTTCTACCTTGATGTTCTGCTTCGGTTATCTCTAATTCTTCGTCGAGAGACTTACATGCCTCACAACACCCTTCTTCTACATATTGCTTGAATTTTTTCATGTGATATAACAGTTAAGTTCGTAACGCTTGTTGTCTAGGTTTGTCACCTGTACTGCAAGCATTTTTTTCTTTTCACCGACTAACTTCAAAGTAAATCTATTGGACTTACCGTTTGAAGGTTTCTTCGGTCCCATTGCGACTTTACTATCGATGTCGTTTCTATCGACAGTGTAACCCTTCTTTTTTGCATGATCATATGCTGCTGCTAATGCACCAGAGTATGTCTTGTGGTATAGGGAGTAGTCGTTTTTGCCTTCTCGCAATTCCTTAAAACTTTTCATTATTTTTTACCTGTCATTTTCCAGACTGCTGCACCTAACTGAGCAGGTTTCATCTTTTCCATCTTCTTCTTGTTCACGTCATTGACTTTGTTATAGACCTGAACAATCAGATTGGCAGTTTGCATGTCTAGACCTTTCTTTGCAGATTTAGTCTTGACGATGTCTTTTGCTAGTTCAATAGTATTCTGTTCATCTAGCTCGACAGACTCGCGCATAACCCGACCACCCTTCACTTTGAATCCATTGTCTTTTAGGATTTTAATGAGAGTTGTCTTTACTGTCAAGTCGTCTATACCCTTTAGAAGAGTAAGCAAACCTTTCATTGCTTTGTCTTGTACATGTAAAGAGGAATTCATGAACATCACACGTGCGAATGCTGCAGCCTTCTCGAACTCGATTCCTAACTTCTTCTTCTTTAGAAGTTCATTAGACATCTTTTCAAAATCAACTGCTTCCGATAGGTCAACCCCTTCCATCGCCATCTTCTTGACTAGTGCGTGGAATGCATCGTCTGCTTTGACTGGGTTGTGAATCTTCTGTCGGATTGCTCTGTGTTCTTTACCACCGTCCATCTTCTTATAAAGTACATCAAACTTCTTCTTTTGAGCAGAAGTCATTCCAGATGTGTCTTCGTCTAGTGACTCATTAGTTCCTAGAATCTTATATGACTTGATTGTTGCCGCCATGTTACCCAGTGCAAGTGTCGCATCCTTACCACCACGACTGTATAGATGATACTTACCTTTACCGTCGATGGTCATATTAATCTTGTCGACATTGTACTTTGCACTACGAGAGGTGCTCTTTACAGTAAATACTCTCTTCTGACTGGAGCTAATAGAAGAACCGAAATCAATCTCGATTCGCATTCCTTTCTTCAACTTTTCAAAGTCAGACCTTGATACCGTTGCTTCAGTTAAGTTATCAGTAGATGCTGATTCACGCAACTCAAAAAAACTTTTCACTTTAACTTCCTCTTGATGCACCACGGATCATCTTAGATGCGGCACGGTTTGTATTATTTAGTTTAAGACTGGGGCCTTGCGACCCCGTCATGTTATACTGCTTATTTTCGGAACTAGTAGTCTGCAACCTTTCTCTCTTCTCTTGAGACATCTTCTTGTTGCGAGGTTTCTTAGTCTTACTCATATAGATTCCTTATTATCCTATTGCGACTGAGTATCCGAATTTATCACCAGAAGCACCATCAAACGCTGTTAATTTGGTTGGTTGCGCAGATAGGTCACCTAGGTCATAGATATAAGTTGAACCTTCACCATCGTCATTGTAAGAACCAACAAACAATGTGTTAGAAACTGCGGCAAGACCATAACCGAAATGATCATCCTCGGCACCATCAAATGCACTTATCTTTGTTGGTTGTGCAGATAGGTCATTGGCATCATAAACATATATTGAACCAGAGTACGACCCACTTCCTCCGTTATCATTATCTGCACCAACAATAATCTTATCAGAAGTAACAGCGATTGCAGAACCGAATTTTTTATTTGAAGAAGCATCAGTTGGCATTAGTTTAGACGGTGATGCAGATAAATCATTTAGATCATAAACATAAACCGAACCACCGTTACTTACGTCCGTATCATCCATAGTACCTACTACTAGTTTATCAGAAGACATTGCAAGTGCTTTACCGAAATGAAGATTCGCATGATTAGTACCGTCGGCCGCAAGTGCAGTTAACTTAGTTGGTGCCGCGGAAAGGTCGTTTGCATCGTAGAGGTAAACAGCACCAGTGTCATTGGAAGTCTCATCTCCATATATTGCAGTTACTGCTATTTTATCTGAGTTTGCAGAAACATGGTCACCAAAATAATCATACGCCTCAGCATCTGGTGCTTTTAACTGAGTTGGTGTTGCGGAGAGATCGTTTGTATTGTATACATAAACTGCCCCAGAATCTGCTACGTAACTACCTGGGCCTCCAGCACCGTCATCATCTCTAGGAGCACCCACTACTATGTTGCTGCCAGTCATGACAGTAGTTACACCAAACTTGTCTTGGAACCCAGCCGGGGTTAACCTAGTTGGTGCTGCGGTTAGATCAGTCAAATCATAGACATAAGCAGAACCTGATTGATAAGGATCGTCATGGAAAGGAGCACCGACTACTAATTTACCTGAACTTGAAGAAACAGAAAATCCGAATTTATCACTAGCTCTAGAACCAGCATCACCGTACTCTGGGTGTACCAACTTGACTGGTTGTGCAGTTGTATCAGTTGCATTAAATACATACACTGCACCTGAATTAGATTCAGAAGAACTTATATCATGAGCATTTGCTCCAACGATATAGTGACTTATTGAAGGTGCAGAAGATACTGGTGCAGTAGTAGCTGTTGCAGTACCTACTGATATGTTGGTACCAATCTTTTGATCGGCGACAGTTCCATAGAATATATTCTGTAGAACACCAGAGTCATTATAACGATATACCGCACCACAATTAGTGATACCATTGTTATCCGCTTCTGTAGCAGATACTAAGATATATTCACCAAAGACTTCAAAACCACCACTATTTGCTTTAGTTCCATATCCCCAATAAATATCAGTACTGGCCGGTTGAGTAATTTCAATTTCATTAGTGAATCCTTCATCGTATAAGAAAATTGAATGAGTCATCGGACTATTAGTCTCATGTTTTAGGACAGCTAATTTACCAGTAGAGGTGAGACCAAAGTCTTGACCAAAACTGAAATCAACGGGTTTGGACAAAGTCTGTAAAACTGCACCTGACGAATCAATCAATTGTATATCATGATAGCCTGAGTGTATTACAAAGTTATCTCCCCACTTTACAAGTCCCGAACCACCGTCTGCTCCAGGCGTAGGAATAAACTGTTCATCCGAACCATCTGGGGCAAAATGCCATATTCCATGATCAGCAGAAGACCACTGCTCTGTATGACCATATATTCTACCATCAATGAAGTGAATTCCGCCATAGGAAACTGAACTCAGTCGACTATAGTTACCCAATGTCGGTGTAATTAAATATGTATCGACATTACGATCCAATAGATCGACAACAATTATTGAACCAATTCCTTGAGGATTGTATTCAGGTGCACTAATGAATATCTTTCCTGCTCCAATGACAGCATCATTCGCCGATCCCCATAGATCGGTTGTTTTTACTGAATCAAGGTATGAATCATTGAATGTTTGTTCTAACTGACCAGTAGATTCGTCATAAACTTTAATTTCACCATGTTGAGAAATAGTTACGACTTTACCTTCTCCACCAACTACCATTTGTGGGGAGTCTAACTGTATAGTGGTAGGATTACTGAAGTCACCATCAGTCATTACCACACCACCTACATCTGAACGTCCAGTACCACCTTGGTGAGCAGCAGCATCTGAACTCCACATGAAGATTTTATTTGCTACAGTACTAGATGTGGAAGCTGATCCTACGAACGGTGGGTTGTCTGCATCGATGCCTGCAATTACCATGCCTGCGTTAATAACTGCTCCCGCTAAAATTTGATTTGACATTTTTTCCTACTTCTCCTTGTTGAGTTTAAGCTAAGTCTTTGTCGTGGTTGAGACCACCCTTTTTCTTTTTCACGATGAAGGCGTTAACCCTCGCATGTCCCCATTGTTGTGGTGTGGTTCCTGGCCGATGACCAGTCTTCCATGCCGCAACCCCACGGTTATAAACTTTACGTAACGTTTCCGGAGATATTCCAGACTTCTTTGCCTTTGCTGCGATACCATCTGGACCTTCTTCTAGGTCTAGTGTATCATACATGGCATATCTCTTTTCGTCAAGGTATTTTTTAAAAGAAATCATTATAGTTCTCTAATCATGTCAGCGAGTACTCGTACATCAATATTAAGATTAAACTTTCGTGCAGTGTCTGCAGCCGCGAAGTCAGCAGCACCTTTTTTGTATTTTCCGGAGTCTAGTTCCTTTTTGACATAACGAGCAACTTTAGTGTATTTATTCTTATTGATAGTCTTGGCACCAATCTTATGCATCAACTTGGCAGCCCAACTTTCCAATAAATCATTCTCTTCTGCAACACAGTTAGGGACCATCTTGTTCCCTTTCTTTTTCATACCAACTTCTTTGTACCCATCCCAACAATCTTCGTCGTACATGTCCTTGAATGACTTGGTGTACTTGGATGGTTTGGTCTTAGCAGTTGCATCGCCTGGCGCTGGTTTGTATGCAGATGAATCATCGTCTGCCTTCTTACCATGTTTCTTGAAGTGCGCATCACGTTTTGCCTTGGTGGACTTCTTTAGTCCGGCATGGTAACGTGCTGGTTGAGTACCGTCACGGTCCTTGATATCTGGATCCTGTGACTCGTACTTGATTTCAGGACTGGTTGTCTTGAAATTCTTTTTGCGCATGATAGTCTTGTTCACCACTTCGAACTCACCGTTCTTGTAGTTCACCACAACAGGGAGATTCAAGTCAGACTGCATATCTTTCAATACTGCTTCTGCATCTCCGTGTTTCTTTACGTCTTTGCCCTTATTCTTTGCAATCTTCTTAAACAGACGTTGGAGTTCTGTGACCTTGATAGCAGGGTCATTCCTCTTATCGTTCATACGGTCTGCGAAGTGCCGTGTAAATTCGATGTCAATGTTAAACTTCTTTAACAAACGGTCACCGAACTTTTCTAAATCATTGAGTTGCCCTTGGGATACGTCTTCAGAGATTAACTCCACAGACTCTAACCACTTGCGCATCTTCTTGCCATCGCTGGTTTCAACGATAACGTAGTTTGCACCTAGTACGGATATAGTAGCAACCTCATCACTTTCTTTGATTACTACCATATCCCCAACCTCGAACAACTCTCCTTGCACGAATTTTTCTCGTGTTTCGGATACTGTCTCTAGTTCTAGGTGATTACGGAATTCACTGGCTTCCTTTAACCCCATACCCTTGCGCACGTCGTTATATAACTTACGTGTGTCTGGATTGGACATGGTTTTAGGAACACCCTGTGAGAAAGAAACAAAATCGTTCTTAGATGCGTTCTCTCTTTGTTTTGAAGCTGACATACCTTCAATACCAGTAGCGTCTGGATCTCTCTTACCGGCAGATACTATTCTGATATTCTTGAAATTATAAAAACCATGTCTTGCTTTAGTACCATTGTATTTTTTCAATAGTACTTCGAATTCTGTAATTCTGTCGTCACCGACAACCATAGTTACTGACTTGTAACCTTGGTCATACAGTGCGACCATGGCATTGATAGCGGTCTTGACAGACTTATCCACCATGATATTCCGTGCATGTTTCGGAAACATCTTACGAGTATGTTTGATTTTATCGGAGTACGATAACGGATTCTTCTTTGCGTCCTGTGATTGTGACACAAATACTTTATAGTCTGCTTTCCCAGACTTCATCGCTAACGCATCCATAACTTTGCCGTGACCAATCGTAGGGGGATTCATACGACCAAACGTGAAATAGACTTCGCGTTCTTCTTCGACAAGGTATTGACTGAAATTCTTAATCACTTTTTATCGCCTTTGCCTCGATTACGTTTACGTTCCATTTCTTGCTTTCGAACGACTTTTATAAGCTTACGGGCATTACGATCTATTCTTGCTTGGATGGCAGGTTTCTCCATTCTCTTCTCAATATCTTTCTTACGAGAGAATGACATCTCACCTTTATCTTGTCCCTTAGTAATCTTTGCGACTACTGCCTTACGTGCTTGTTTACGTGCACGTTTCTTCAGGGTATCCATAGATGCAGTTTTTCTTTCTGCACGTTTTCGCGCCATGGCGATTCGTGCTTTATTCTTTTTCATTCGCATCGCGAGTTTTCGACGTTGTGCCATGTCGAGTACTTCTGATACCATATCTTTAAATGACAACATAGTCATCTATTCCTCTATTGGTTTATTCCATATTATCTACGGGCTGAATCCCAACCCTTTAATATATCGGATGAAAAGTTGTTGTATGAAAATTCCATACGGTCAACAAGTTTCACCGCATCACCACCAAGCGTATCGATTGCAACATATCCTTCTTCACCAGTGACTTTGTAACCATCTACAGTTTTTACGAAAGTATCAATCGATTTAAGTTTGTCTAAACTATTTATAAGTTTTAATTTCACTAAAACGATTAATTTTTGCAATTCGAACATCTTAACTAGATTAGCCTTGTTTGTATCAGAGAAAAACTCCATCTCATCCTTCATTTTGGCAATCCAATTGTCCTTACCACGTTGAGATTTCTTGCTTGCAATCTCTTTTTTGTAGTAAGCTTGTCTATTACTTATCAATCCGGTAACATGCCTTCTTGAGTCTGGGAGTAAGGCTCCTGCACGAACGAACGAATTATTGTATGTTTCAATTGACCCTGCGAGAGTAGGATTATCTGCGAGGGTCTTAATAGTAGTAGCAGAAGTCTGCTTGAACAGACGACCTATTTGGGTTAAAAGGTCATTGACTGATTTGGTCTCACGTTCGGTCATAGTCGCATTAGTTGCATCTTTTAACATTGCGTCCTGTGACCATACGTTTACAGACTTGCGAAATTTCGACACGTCCACACCATATGTCGCTCGCATCGACTCAAATGTATCTCCAATATAAGTCGTGTGCCATACGATACCGATCTTAGCGGAACGTACTTCTTTCGCTTGATCATAGGGTATCGCATATGCGATTGTGTTCGGGTGGAATACACTGTACTTCTGACCGTCGATAGTCTTAGTAGTCACATCACCTTTACCAAACAGGAAGTCTCCTTGGACAACACCTGTGATACCTAGGTCCGGTAGATACTTGAGAGCGTCCTTCAACTTAGCGTTTAAGTCACCCTTAGTGTCCGCATCGATATCTGCGTCAGTCTTATACACCATTGGGTTTTTATTGAAGATACCTTTCTTTGCAACGAAGAACTCACCGTCACTTGGATCTATACCACAAAATACAGCAGGAGCACCATCCCATTTAACTGAGACACGACCACCACCAGAACCAGAAAGCAGGTCTCGTAGATCACGCAGTGCATTAATTGCCTGTCGTGTACCATCGACTCCACCGTATAGGACCTTGTCCTCAATGTGGGTCATGTGAGTATTCTTTTGTTCTGTAATAAATTCTGCGAAGTTTTCCATTATCTTTTTCTCTTCATGCTCCAAGTGGTACCACTCGAACTGGTTTCAGTTTCAATTTTGTACTTAGGCCCTAACTGCTTTTTAATGAGACGCATATACAGTCTCTCTCGACCTTGCAGTCCTTTCTTCTGGTTCTTCTTATCCTTGGCTGCGGATAGGTTCATGTACTTGGGATTTTCCATTTTAACGAACTGGGCAATCAAGTTCATAACAGTTGCCAAGATACGTAATGCGTCACCTTCACCCGTAACAGACTGTTCACCATTACGTTCGAAACTAATCTCCCAATCTATGTAATCATAGTCATCGATGTGTTCGTCACCGCTGATGATGACACTCAATCGACCACCGTCGTCGAGTTTAACTGAGGAACGATACTCTTGTTTTCCGTCCTTCACGAGAGTGGCAGGATACGGGTTGTTCAGTGTTTCTTGGAGTGCTGTAAATTCTGTAAATTTTTTCATTATTGTTCCTAACTATACTTTAAAAAGACTGAACTTTTCGGAGTTGAAGATGATGCTATGCTTATGACTTGGGACATTACTTCATCTGATTTTCTTTTGGTCAACATAGTGTATATGAATTGCAAACCCAAGAATTTACTGTATAACCACTCGTTGCTATAATCTGCTAAGAACAATGCCATATCTTCTTCGGTCATATCCACATCACCCAAGTAATTGTACATTTTGGTGAATTCTGCGATAGTCACGTTATTAGTAATCCTAGACTTTATCTTGAACGCACTTTGACTATGGTACTCTCTGTCAGCAATACCAGCAAACTGTAATGCTGTCTGTAAGTTACCACCACCAATCTTACCACCGGCAGCAGTCGTTCCTTTAATCTCTCCCTGCCAACCAGACATCTGCGAACTAAATGTTCGAATCTGCATATTGTATTCTTTGGCTCCAAGTTTATAGTAAACATAAACGTCCTTACTTGCACTCCCTACGCGAGGGTATGAAGTCGACCAATCAACGTTCTTACCTATACCTGAAATTGCATACTTAACAAACTTGGCTTCTGGTCTTGGAGTACCTCCGTTGAACTCTTCCTCATAACACGTCTTCGCATTACTCGCAAGTTTCTTCAGGGAAACTCCAATCAAATTCTTGTTCTTGTATTCCTCTAGTAATAGTTGGTTAAAGTCATCTAGAGTATCTTGGTTTGTGTCGAGAGAAAATCCTATCTTCATTGCCCACATGTCGGATGGGTTCCACTTGTTGACATTCAATGTTATGCCAGCAACTTTCTTCAACTTCTTATAGTTGTTTTCTATACTAGTGACTACTGTACCACCTCGCAAAAACTTATAATTACCTATTCCCAATTGACCCGACAACTTATTACTGATAACTACCGCTGAATTCTTCCATGCCTCATCTAATCCATCCAAACATTGTTTCAGGGTTCTATCACAATCGGTAAATCTGTTTATAGTAGAACTGTCCAATAGATCGATTGCCTCTAACCAACTGTTTAAACTACTTCCCTTCTTTTGACGAGCGGCAGATACGTATGCATGAAAACATTCTCCCAGTGCAGTGATCTCATCACCGGCACCTGAACCACCTTGTCCACTATATGGTGCCTTATCAATCTTGGTCCAAGCATAACCATTAAATATAGGAAGAAACTTACTACCTGTCTTAAAAGCACTATTGACTTTGTTGATGTCTCTTTTTTTGACAGCGGCTATCCAAGAAACAACTTCGTCGGTCATGTTAACTACTTGCTTAACATTGCCTACGAACTTGACCTCTTTACCTTCTTCGATATCGATTGCTACCTTCTCT